CTGAGAAGACAATGGGTTACGTAGCGAGGGTCAGCAACCCCGCTAACCAGGAGAACCCGAACGTTGCGGGTCTTCTTAAGTACTGCGTGAAACACCAGCACTGGAGCGTCTTTGAGCAGGCATTTATGACGCTTGAGATTGAGACCACAAGGGGAATTGCAGCACAGATTCTGAGGCACCGCAGTTTCACCTATCAAGAGTTCTCTCAACGCTATGCTGACAGTTCTCTTCTAGGAGATAGTATTCCTCTCTTTGACTTGCGTCGTCAGGATACAAAGAATCGTCAGAACTCTATTGATGATATTGATGATTCTGTAAAGAAAGAGTTTGAGAGTAAGATTCGTAAGCACTTTGATGACTCGATGGTTCTCTATCAGTCAATGCTTGATATGGGAATCGCAAAAGAGTGTGCTCGTTTTGTATTGCCTTTGGCAACTCCAACACGAATCTATATGAGTGGCTCGTGCCGTTCTTGGATTCATTATATCTCTCTGCGTTCTGGTCACGGAACTCAGAAGGAGCATATGGATATTGCCGATGCTTGCAAGAAGATCTTTATGGAACAGTTTCCCACTGTTTCAGAAGCACTTGAATGGGTCTAAATAAACTATGCTATTGAGGTGAAATTTGGCAACTTATCCTGTAATTAACAAAAATACTGGTGAACAAAAAGAGGTGGTTTTAAGCGTTCACGAGTGGGATCAATGGAAAATAGATAACCCAGACTGGGATAGAGATTGGTCTGATCCATCTACTTGTCCTGGTTCGGGGGAAGTTGGTGACTGGCGAGACAAGCACATCAACAAAAACCCTGGATGGGGTGAAGTTCTTAAGAAAGCATCAAAAGCTGGCGGAAGTAAATCACGTATCTAATTAACACATGGCAAGGAAAAGAAAGAGCAGTGGAGACATCCAACCAATGGGGTCAGAAATCCCAAATGCTAGGTTGTTGAGAAAAAGGAAGAATCAAATTAATTCTGATAAATTGTTGGATATTGAACCTCTAACAGAAAATCAAACAAAATTATTTGACTCTTTCAAATCGGGACAAAATCTGGTATCATATGGATGTGCTGGTACTGGAAAGACTTTCATCACTCTTTATAATGCTTTATGTGAGGTATTAAATGAAAGGTCTCCATATGATAAGATCTATATTGTAAGATCTCTTGTTGCCACTAGAGAGATTGGATTTCTTCCAGGAGATCACGAAGATAAATCATCTCTATATCAAATACCATACAAAAATATGGTAAAATTTATGTTTGAGATGCCTGATGATCCTTCATTTGAAATGCTATATGCATCTCTGAAAGCACAAGGAACTATCAGTTTCTGGTCAACCTCTTTTATTAGAGGAACAACTTTAGATAATGCTATTATTATTGTTGATGAATTCCAAAACCTCAATTTCCACGAATTAGATTCTATTATCACCCGAGTTGGACAAGATTCTAAGATTATGTTCTGTGGGGATGCAACTCAATCAGATTTGATTAAGACAAACGAAAAGAATGGTATTATTGATTTTATGAAGGTTTTGAGAATTATGCCATCTTTCGATCTTATTGAATTTGGACCAGAAGACATTGTTCGTTCTGGTATTTGTAAAGAATACATTTTGGCAAAACTTGAACTAGGAATTAATTAATGATTTTTAATCACATTGAAACTGAATTTCCCACACTTACTAGGGAATTAATTGATGGTGTTCGTTATTATAAAGTTCCTACAAAAGAAGAGGTTCTACGACTTGTTTCTATCACTTCTGTAATCAGTCACTATAAAAAAGATTTCTTCCAAAAATGGAGAAAGAGAGTTGGTGAGGAAGAAGCAGATAAGATTACAAAAAGAGCAACAAGTCGTGGAACCGATTTTCACCTTCTTGTTGAGGATCACCTATATAATCGGAATTTATCCGATGTTCAACCTATTTCTGAGATTCTGTTTAAGATTGCCAAACCAACTCTAAATAGAATAAATAATATTCGTGCGCTTGAAGGGTCTCTTTACAGTGAATTTTTAGGAATTGCTGGAACTGTAGATTGTATTGCTGAATTTGACGGAGAATTGGCAATCGTTGACTTCAAGACTTCTGCAAAACCAAAACCAAGAGAGTGGATTGAAGGGTATTTTGTTCAATGCTGTGCTTATGCTTGTATGCTACACGAATTAACAGGAATATCTGTTAAGAAGTTCGTGATTATTATGGCTTGCGAGAATGGAGAGTGTGTTGTATATGAAGAATATGACAAATCAAAATATCTAAAAATCCTTGTTAAGTATATTAAAAAGTTTCTAAACGACAAACTTGCAAATATTTCTTGACATTTTTTAAATCATTTGGTATTATTAATTTCATTATTATAAGATTTTTATGCCCACAATACTGGAAATAATGAATAATAAAATAGAAAAAGAGTTCAATAAGATTCTGGGCGAAAAATTTGTTTGTCCATCTAAGTTTGCTCAGGAAATTGAAAAAATTGTCCAAGAAAACGATGATGTAAATTATATTGATGCCATTATCATCTTTTGCGAAAGAAATGGTATTGAATTAGAATCAGTTCCAAAACTTCTTTCAAAACCTTTGAAAGAGAAGATTAAATATCAAGCAATGGAACTCAACTTTTTGAAAAAAACATCTAAGGCACGTTTAGTATTTTGAAATTGGATCCCCTTAATTGCTATAAGACTTACCTTGCTCTCAAAAATCATTTTACAAAACCAAAATATGATTATTTGAGATATAATGGTAAAGTAAAGGCATCTTTGCAAGCATTCTATAAACGTAAGGATAGAATGTGGTTTGAAAAAATGAGTAGGCAAAAGACTGATGAAGAAATCGTCAGTTTTTTTGTCGCTAATTTTGTATTATGTAACGATCCAGAATCTTTATGGATTGGAGAAATAATTAATGAAGGAGAAAAAAGATTTTCTCTTTGGAAAAAAAGAACTCAATCTCTTTCTTATGTGTTTAAAGAAGAAATTGAAAAACTTTTTAGTGAAAATTCAATTGAAGACTTATTCACAATCAAAAATGGAAGTCATCCAAAAATATTAAAAGTATTTCTGCAAGGAAATATATCATTAGAAACTATGGTCATTCTTGATTCTATTTTTGGATATAGAAAAAACTTTGATAAAAAATTAGATGATCCTATTTGGAAATTTGTATCAATGAGAATTTTAAAGTATTCTCCATTTATACATATTGATATATTTAAGTTCAAAAAACTATTAAAGGAGGCAATATTGTGAGCTTCTTCGAATCAGAAGTTGTAAGAGCAGAAATGGCAGAAATTTCTGAACTTCAGGAAGAAATATATCACAATGTATATAAGTTCTTTATGATGAATAAAGAAGAAAAACTTCAACACGTTGATTTGCTACAAAAACTTCTTGAAAAACAACAAATTCTGTATACTAGAATGAGTTTATCGGATGACCCAGAAGCACAAGAGATGAAAGCAAAAGTTTTAGAATCTGCTGAAGCAATGGGAATTCCAAAAACTTCTGACATCAATATAATTTTTAGTAATATGTCAAGACTCATTGATACAATGAAAAAGGCTATTGACCAGGACTGAGGTCCGTGCTATCATAAGCAAGCGGCTAGGGAATCCGCACCAAAGCAAACCCCACAGGCCAAATACTAAAAAATACGAGGTACAAAATGTCATTCGAAAGTCTTAAGAAGCAGTCCAAACTGGGTTCTCTCACCAACAAACTGGTGAAAGAAGTTGAAAAGATGAACAACGGTCCTAGCAGCGCAGATGACCGTTTTTGGAAACCTGAAATGGATAAGAGCGGTGTTGGTTCCGCAATTATTCGTTTCCTTCCTGCTCCAGAAGGTGAAGATCTTCCTTGGGCAAAAATCTTTTCTCATGGATTCCAAGGAAATGGTGGTTGGTATATCGAAAACTCTCTGACTACTCTTGGTCAGAAAGACCCTGTAACTGAGTATAATCGTACTCTTTGGAACAGTGGTAATGATAAGGATAAGGAGACTGTTCGTAAGCAGAAGCGTAAACTTTCTTATTACTCCAACATTTATGTTGTAAAGGATCCCGCAAATCCTCAGAACGAAGGTAAAGTCTTCCTCTTTAAGTATGGTAAGAAGATCTTTGATAAGATTATGAATGCTATGCAACCAGAGTTTGATGATGAAGATCCAATCAATCCTTTCGACTTCTGGTCTGGTGCAAACTTCCGCCTGAAGATTCGTAAGGTTGAAGGTTACTGGAACTATGATAAGTCCGAATTTGATCGTTCTAGTGCTCTGTTTGATGATGACGATGCTCTGGAGACAATCTGGAAAAAGCAGTATTCTCTTGCTGCCCTTGCTGCTCCCGATCAATTCAAGACCTATGAGGAACTTGAAAAGCGTCTGAATTACGTTCTTGGTATTGGAAAAGTTGCTCCAAAAGCATCTACTTATGAACAAGAAGATGCACTGGAATCTTATTCTCAACCCAAGAACCGTGAAGAAGATGTACTGAAAGAACTGGAAGACTCTTACAATAAGAGTAAGTCACTCACTCCAGAACTTCGTGAGGAAATCAACAGTCTTCCAAAGTCCTATCAGGATGATGAAGATGAAGATGATGCAATGAGTTACTTTAAAAAACTGGTTGACGATTGATTAATTATCATATAATCTGATATTATCAACTCTCTTAAGGGTAGGACTAATGTATTGGTCACTACCCTTTTTATATTTTAATTTAGATTCTACATCCTCTAAAATTAAAGGCAAATAATTATCTTTTAATAGAAAAATATTTCTTTTCTTATTT